ATAAGTGTCGCCTGTTGCCATATTTTGAGCAGATATACCTACTGCTGGACTAGCATAAAAAGAATTAGTATAAGTTATAGCTTTTGTACCTGTTGTACTTGCCACATCATTATCACTTTCAATTCTTTTTTCCATATCAACACTAACACTAATACCGCTTACAAATCCTCTTACCTTATTGTTTTTGTTTGCCATTCTCAATCTAAATTTAAAATATCTTCCTTTATAAGTTGTTGAAGCATTTAAAGCAAAAAAATTTGTAGCATCTCCAAGACTAGATGTAGAACTAGCAACTTGCAAACTTTGTATAGCATTGGTTGGATCATTACCATCAAAAGGTGCTGGTGCATCATCAAAATTTGAAAAGCCTCGTCCTGAGTCAAATAAATCGTATGGATCTTCAATTTGATCAATGGTTAAATTTTTTGTAAATGAAACATCAAAAATACCACTTAATGATAATGAAGAATTTAAAGTGTAAAAACCTTCATTGTCAATATTAGCTGTATAATAATTAGGATTAGATGTTACATCAGTTCCGCCTAAATCAAAATCTCCGCTAGGACTATCAAAGTTTCCAACTGTGTCATCAAAGTCTGTTATAGTATCAAGAACAATAGAATTAGTTCCAGAAGAATCTGTTAAAGCAACATCACCATCATAAGTACCTAAAGTTAAATCTTCTGTTAATGTAGAAATATTTTTGTAAGATTGTAAACTAGAAATATTAGAATAAATAATTGTTTCGTTATTTGATTCGTTTCCTAGCTTATCTACTGCTTTAATTAAAAAAGCACCTGTTTTAGCATTAGTAGTTTTTGTTGTTCCACTTGTTCTAGGAACTTGAAGCCAATTATTAGATTTATTCCATTGTGCCGAACTTGTTACATTTTGATAACGAATTTCATAATATGATACATCTAAATCACTTACTGCATCCCAATTTAATTGCATTTGATTAGAGCCTTGCATATTAACTGAAAAATTTTCTACATCATTTGGTGGCTCAGTTGCACCAACTATTAATCTGTTAGCAGAGGTATAAGAAGAACTAACCCCCAAAGCATTAATAGCTTTAACTCTTACATTATAAGTTTTATCATCTATAACATTAAGCATTTCATAATTAAGCTGTGAACCTTTTGCTATAATTTTATAATCTGTTTCTGTGCTTAATTTTGCTTCTACTTGATAATATTGAACAAATTTATCTGTTGAAGCACCAACAACTATATTTAATCTAGTTATTGCAGTACCTTCATTATATAAAATTAATTCATCAGTAAGAGTTACACTTGCTGGTGCAGAAACAGAAAAAGGATTAGGTAAAGTTGTATCAGGTATAGTTGCAACTGCTGTTTGTGTTCCAAAAGTATAATAGGAATCTTGGTGTTCTGTTAATTGTAAAGAAACTGTACTATCAGGATTTAAAGTTACAGATAAAACACGAAATGGTTTTGCACTAAAACTTGGTGTTGCATGAGTAACATTAACTATATCTCCAACAGCTAATTCCATAGCATTTGCATCTGCTGTTAAACTAACATCTAAACTAGACCTTGATCTTCTTAAAATAATTTCAGCCATTTCTTGTGCTTGATATGGACTTGTTATACTTGGAAAATCAAATCTACCCTCTAATAAAATTCCACCATCAGCAGTTTTCATTGTTGAGTGTTGATCAGCACTTGCTTGAGCAGAGTCATCTACAGGTGGAAACTGTGCTTCATCTACTTGATAATTTTTATTTGGATTAATAAAAGTAACAATAACTCTATTATATCTTTCATTTTTATTTTTAGAAGATACACCTATTCCACCAATAATATTATCTTCTGTTAAAGTTATAGAAGCACTACCAGATGTTTCTACTAAAACTTTATATTCTCCAGCAGTATAATTTAGATAACCTCTACATCCTGTTAAAAAATCTTTTACATTTTCAATACATTTTTTAGATGTATCAACAACAGCATGACTATCTATTAAATCAATTTGATCAGCACCAGAATAAGGAGTTATATTTGCATCACAAACATCACCAGCAGTTTGCCAATCAGCAAAATTAGAATCAAAATAACCATTAGCAATACCCATACCATAACGAGTATTTCGTAAATAATCTAATAATTGATAAACAGGATTATCAGAATATTCCCATGTTGAACTTGTATCTGCTCTATGAGAACCAGAACCACCTGTTAATGTTCCATCTAAATTCGGATTATAAACTTTTTTACCTTTAACAACTGCATGAACACTTGGAATCCCACCGAAAGCATCTTGATTCCATTTAAACTTTAAAGCAAGATAAGCTACTCCTCTTAATCTGTGATTACTTGTCCAAGATGTTAAACTACCAACCAATGTGTCATAAGTTTGACTATCAGAACCATAATGAGGTTTTACAGTTATTAAACTTGCACTATCTTTATAATAATTTGAATCACCACTACCTACTGTTCTTTCTGTGTTGTCGGCTAAATCACCTGACCATGTAACTAGATTTTCGTTAATATAAATTTGTGAAATATCGTCTATTTCGCCCTCACATAAAGTAAATATCATATATAAATATTCATTATCTGTTCCAGATGTTTCTAAAAAAGAAATTATTCCCCCTACTTTTCTTGTTCCATACACAATAGGTATTTGACCATTAGCAGATGTTTTATTTACTAAAATTCCTTTTGCAATATTTTCAGCAGTTGTATCAAAATTAAATTCTGGTTCATCAGGTTTTCTTAACCAAGTAAGAGCAGTTGAAACAATAGAAATAAATGAAAGTATAGGTGATAAAAAAGGAATAAATTTTGCAATAGCAGAACCTACTACTGGTGGTAAAACTTTATCCCTTAGTTTACTAAAAAAACCCATTATTCTCTACCCCATCTTATATCTAAAACTGTTAATGCACTAAATTCAAAACCTTTATCACTTGCAAAATGTCTTTGCTGTGAAACATCTGAACTCCTACGACCAGATACTTTTTCAAAATTACCCCAATGCGAGGTTATTTCTAATCCTATTCCAGCAGTATTTGTATCATCTTCTATTGAATATTGATTTATAAAACCTTCGTATAATAAAAAAGGATCACCAATTAAAGCATTAGAACTATTTAAAAAACCTCTATAAATTTGAACAGTATCGTTAATAATATTTTCATTTAATGCTATAGAAATATATGTTTGGTCAACACCTGATAAAGATAAATTTAAAGAGTTTTTTATTGGCTCAGAACTTTCTTGAACATTACTAATTCCTAAAATATGACCAGAAGATGTATAGGTTCTTGAACTACCAGATATACTAGAGGTTAAATCATAACCACAATCGGTTAAATATAAAGGTGTAGCAAAATTAAGATGTATTAAATGAACAGGTTGTATATTTCCTGTTGCTAATTCTGTTTTAACATCAGATGATAAACCCCTTGCCATTATATTGCCTCAATAACATCAAACTCATAACTAAATAAAAGATTACCAGAACTATCTATTGCTCCTGTATTAAATTCTTGAACATCAGATGTCATATGAACAGTAAAAGGAATAGAATCATAAGTAACAGCACCATTATTAGCTAAAGCAGTTGTTAATGGTGGCTCTATTGTGACAGTACAAGCATTACTAGAACTTGTGGCATCAGCAACAACCATATAAACTTTACTATGCGAATTAAACTTTATAAAATCACCAGCTTTTAATCTTCCAGCACCATCACCAGCAAAACCATCAATAGCAATAGTTGTATCAGCAACAGCATGAACTCCATCAACTAAAAGTGAACCTGTTTCATTACCTAAAGCATTAAGATAACTTGGAAAGGTAACTGTAAAACTTTCTTTTTGTGATCTTTGTTTAATCATAAAAGCCATTGTTGGTGCAAAGTCGGCTCTTGTCATAGATGGATATTTAATTGTAAAAGACCATCTTTGACCTTGAACTTGTCGTCTAAATGTTTTGCCGCTATCGGTTTCACTTACTAAAGTTCTTTGATTGCTTTTAATATTGATAGCTGTAAAATCTGTATTAGGTAATGCTCCACTCATACTATTGCCTGTCTGCCTGTTTCATTTACAGCACTATTAATCATATTTACTATTGTTCCTCTACTGTTATTTAATAATTGATTAAAACCACTAGCATCAACTGTTGTAATATTAAAATTAACATTAACAGGTTGACCTAGTTCGTGATTAGGAACAATTTTTCCACTTTGGTTTGGTACAAATAATTCTTTTCCAGCTTCCCCAACCATATAAGGTTGACCAGCCTTAACCATACCACCTTGTTGTCTATAAGATGTTGCTTGTATTTGTGCTACAATAGCCATTCCTTTTGCTAATGCTGTTCCAGCCGCAATATAATTATAAGGAAAATCAAATTTACTAAAAGCATTAGAAGATGCTTTTCTAGCATTAATAATGGCTTCCGCAATTTGTAATTTTTTATATGCTTCAAAAGCAGTACGATTTAAACCGCTTAATGCGGCTAGAGCTGATTTTGAATTATCAAATATTTGATCTTCTGCTTCTTGTTTTAATCTTACCTTTTTTTGTTCTGCTGATTCTATTGCTTTAAGTTCTTCAACACTTAATCCAATTTGTTTATCTAACATTCGGTCTTGTTCAAAACCCATGTCAATAATATGATTTTTATATTGTCGTAATCTTTTTTGTAATGAAGCCTCTTGTGCTTTTTCTATTGCTTCATAATCACTTGCAGACATTCCAAATTGTCTATCTTCAAGTCTTGCTTGTTCTATCATTAAACCAACAAGAGCATTTTTATATTCTGTTAAAGTTTTAGTAGCATCTTTATTGGCTTCATTATTAGCATTTACTAATTTTACAGAATCTCGCATTTGTTGAATATAAAATCCATTTTCAATATTTAACTCTTTTGTTTTTTCAGCAATAAGAGCAATTAATATTTCTTGATTTTTATATTCTTGTGCAACTTTTGGTAATCCAGCCGCACCTTGTTTTTCATATTTTTTTAAATTTTCAACTGATTGTGAAAGTTCTTCATTTAATTCTTTTATTGATTTGTTATCAAATTCAGTTGAAAGTTCTCCTTTAAATTCTTTAAATTTAGAAATTAAAAAACCCATTGCAGAAGCAAAGACCATTATGCTTCCAAAGATTATATTTTTCTTTGTAGCAAAATTAAATGCTTTCATACCAGCAGTTAAACCAGCTAAAGCAGTAGCTGCACCAAAAAAGAAACCAGCAACTTTTAAAGCTATTAAAGTTCCCAATGCACCAGCAAATAAATCAACATTTTCTTTTACAAATATAATTGCATCACCTAGATTTTTAACTGCTATAGCTAAACCTTTGCCAATTTTTATAGCCATTTTATCTAATGCATCAGATTGATTTGCTAAAAAATTATCTAAATCTTTAAATTGTTTTTTAAGTTCTGGAAAAAAACCAGCTTCTAATATTGTTCTTTTAAAATTAAAAATCTTATCGCCAATCATTGAGAGAGTTCCCTCAAATGTTTGTGCTAATTGATCTGTTGCTCCATCAAATTTACCACCAGAACCAAATACTCTTTCAAATGCTTCAACTGTTTCTTCTACTGATACTTTAGCACCAGCTTTAAAGCCAAGCATTGCTTTAACACCTCTATCTCTAAATAAATCAGCCGCACTAATACCAGCAGATAATGACCTTTGTATTTGTTCAGCAGTAGTTTTAAAATCAAGTCCTGTAACAGCCGCCACATTACCTGTAATTTTCATTATATTAGCTAATTCTTTTGAATCCTTACTAACAACAGCTAATACACCAGCACCTCGTTGAATTTCTGCTAAAGAAAAAGGAACTTTAGAAGCAAATTTTGCCATTTCGTCAAATGCTTTTGATCCTTCTTCTGCTGTACCAAATAAGAATTTTAAACGAACTTGTAAGCCTTCTATTTCTTTTCCTGTATTAACGATTGAACGAATTGCTAGACTAGCACCTAAACCGATAAAGGCATTACGAAGATTAAAGACTGATTTTTTTACACTATCAAGATTGCTACGAACACCTCTAAGAGCCTGTTTGGATTTATCCTTTGCAACTATGTCAATATTTACTTTTTTTGTAGCCATTATTTTCTTTTCATTTGTGCGATTCTGTTTTGCCTTTCTTGTTCTTCTTTTTTAAGTTCAAAATAAGCCATCCACATATTAAACTCTTGAACAGGCATTTGCAAGATTTCACTTGCGGTCTTATGTAAAGTTTCGGCTAGAGCAAAGATTGAATAAACCTCTGCATTATTTTTTATTTTTTTTTAAGTGTTTGGAAATCATCTGAAGCCATAATAGCAGAAGCAACTTTTGCAATAACATCTGTATCGGCTTTTAATTTGAAAGGCATTTTATGTTCTAATGTGAACATTTTATCGCCATCTTTAGTTAACGATTTAGTTATAATAACATCAATAAGAACATTGAGATCGCTGTCGTTAGCACCTTTAAATATTTTTGCCTTTTCAGACATATTAAATGGCTTACTATAAATAGATTTGTCACCTGTTAGCCCCCATTCAGGAACTTCTATAATTTTGGTTTCAAGAGATTCAAAGTGTCCTTTGACTCCCTCAAAAAAGTCTATTTTTTCAGCCATTCAATTATACTGTACTTCTACTTAATACTCCTGTGCCTTGTGCTGTAAAAGATGATTTAATTGTATCATCTAATGTCACAGAATGAGATTCACCTGTCACTAAAGCAGTTCCAGACCAATAGTAATCACCTGAATCAGCACCCTCAGGGTAAAGATTTAAAGTGACTGAACTACCAACTGTTAATGCTTGTTGTCCATTTGTATCTGTTTCATCAAAATGACATTCAACACTTGCAGACCAACTTGTTCTACCAGCCAAATACTGTCTAGCAGTTGATCCTAAATTTGAGTTCTCAATTACATCTCCTGTAGTGTCAAGTGAAAATCCTGAAACACTACCGACAGCATTTGAGCTAAGTTTAACTGTACCAGCTTGTCCTGTATGGTTAGCCATATCTTACTCCTCTGTTTTTGGTTTAGGTTTAGTTTCTGGTTTCGGTTGAGGCTTTGCACCTTTCACTTTCCACCCATTCTTAACAAGATTTTCAACTTCATAAGAAAAAACTTCTCTTTCAGTCCCATTATTTGGTGATACTAAAATAACTCTGTTTGTTCCCATAATCTACTTTCTTGTTATTCTTTAACTAACCTTTTTTACAAAATTAGTCAAAATATATTTTATCAATTATGCTGTGCCTCTAACAAATTGATATAAAACTCTTACCACAATTCGTACACCACCATAAGGAAAAATTTCACCTTCATCTGTACTAACTTCAACAATCTCAGTATTTAAAGCATTGCCATTTCTGGTTATATCATTATCAAGTGTTTCTTCTACAACCTCAATTAATTGGTTTCTTAATGTGTCAATATTGCTTGTTGTTCCTTTAACAAACCCAACAACAACAAAATC